TGGCAAAACATATCGAGACTCAGAAGCTATGACACTGGCTAAGAAATACGGCTATAATAACGTTGAGCGAGTGTATGAAACATATAACTCGCTCGGTTAGTCATTTTTGATTCTCCTCCATTTGGCCCCACTTTGCGTGGGGCTTTTTTTATTAAATAATTGACACAAAAGTGCCAGAGTTGCTATAATTACTCATCAGCTCAAAAAACAATCACGTTGACCGAGCAAATATAGGAGAAAAAAATGAGTAAATTTAAGACCGTTGAAGATGCTGTTAAATTTATTAACGGTGGAAATTCTGTGTTCACTATTAAGTCATTGAAAACTGACAAGCATTTCACTTACAAAGTAAATAAAAATAAAAATGAAAATTCACCATATTTTGTTCGAGTTCTTGCTGGCCCTGATAATCAGAATTGGGAAGCTAGTCAGTATATTGGATTTTTACCATCAAATTGGAGATCAAGTTGGGCTGAAGGTAAATTGCCATTAGTTGCTGGTAAAAAAGGCAAATCTGATGCAGCAAGTTTTAAAGCGCTCAATTGGGTTTTAAAAACTTTGCAATGCCCACAGCACAACGATCTTTCAAATGCTCAATTTGAGATCATGCACGAAGGCCGTTGCTGCCGCTGTAACCGAGCGCTGACTCATCCAGACAGCATCGAATCTGGGATCGGCCCAGAATGCGCAAAGAGAGCTTAGGCTCTCTTTTTTTATGCGTAACTTTTCTTTGTTTTCTTTGTTTTCTTTTTTCCTACTTTTTTCTTTCTGGCTTTTGCTGCTGCAGCCATTCCTTCTTTAGTGTACGGATACTTCTTTTTTCCAACCATTGGCATAACTATCTCCTTTAACGTTTAACTGCTGATGAACCTACATAGAAGCTGAAGATCATTAACATGATCTGATCGTATGATGAACGAAACATTGCTGCGCCTTGAATAATTTCCCATTCCGTCCATCGCTTTGTTGTATCAATTAGTCCAAACAAGTACGTTCCACCAGATGATTTCTCAACTGGCACTGCAATATCAATTGGCGTAAACATTGGCGCAAGACTAATAAATGCAACCATCGCCAAAAATGACAATACAAGTATACGTCGAGTTGCGCTCGAGAACCTGTCTTGTGTTCTTACTTTGAATTCTTTGTCGGCAATTTCTGCTCTGGCCTTCATATGCTCAACATCAAAGGCGAGCCGTTCCATCATCAGTTTTTGTTGGTCTGCTTTTGCCTTTTGCGCATTCGCCAGTAGGCCGCTGAAAACGCCCACGAGATTGCCACCAATTGCGAGTATAACTTCTGTACCAAGTCCAAGCATCTTGATTTGATCCTAAACTTAATTAAATAAAAAAAACTAACCAATAAAATTTTTGGGCTTTCTCTTAAGTGTCCAAGCCCAACATTGCAGTTATGACATACCAGACCTTTTACTCTGCCATTTTTGTGGCAGTGGTCAACTGATAATTTTCCTCGTGGCGTATCGAGGGCATTGACTTTGCATATATCGCATAGATTGCCTCTGGCGTAAGACATATCAACATATTCTTCGTATGTGATTCCATACCTGACTTTGTAGTTAGACTTTCTTCTTGAAATCCTACGCTTTTCTGGATTTTGCACGTTTTCTTTTTTTAGCTAAAGCAGCTTTGCTAGTCTTAGCTGCCTGCTTAAATTGTTTTGCGGTAGGAGCGCCTTTATCGCCGGGCTTCCTCATCTTTTCACCAGAGCCAGCTGCGATCCTGTCTTTCTTGGCTTTGATATTGGCATATAGTCCACGTTTTGCCATGACTATCCTTTCTTTTTATGTCGATTAGCAAAGTTTCTTGCAGCTTCTACACTACCAAAGCCCCAAGCCTTGAGCGCTAAAGCCTTTCGAGTTGGCCTTCCTTTAGAGTCTTTCATTGGGCCTTTCATTCCTGAAAATCTAGCAGCAAAAGATACTCGTCTAGGATTTGTTCCAGACTTAACTGGCGCCTTTAAATTGCCGCCATCTTTACGTTCAAAATGTTTACGGCCTTTTTCATTAAGGCCGCCTTTGGGATTTTGATGCACTTTCTTAACCATCTGGCGATGCCCTTTCTAAAAGTTTAACTCTGACTTTTAAATCGTGTATATGCTCTAGCATTTCTTCTTTTAACTCTTGACGCGCAAATGCGTTGCCCGGCGATGGAACAATCACGCCCTGCGGACTTATCAACTGCATTTGGTTAGCGCGAATTAATTGAATGTCTGACGTGATCTCGCCAATGCTAGAAATGACCCACCACATAGCCGCCAGTAAAACTGGGACTAAACTTGCTAGTGCCTTAGATAAATCAAACTCTTTCACTTGTTTCTGTTTAAAAGATCAAAAACAGTTTTAATCTTTTCTTCTAAAAATTTAAGACGCAACAAAACTTCGCTACGAAAGCTGATAAGACCTGCTGCCAATATTGCTAAGGCCGAGATGATAGGCCATAGCTCTACTAAAGTTTGCGTCACTTATCCGCCTTCCCATCCAGCTTTTCATCAATAGAATCTAACTTAACAAAAACTCGGTCTACAAACTTTTCAAATTCCTGTTTTCTTAAATAATCACCAGCAACTAAAACCTCGATCTCGCCAACTCGACGCTCAGTCCGGCTTTGCAATTTTTGCAAGTCTCGGATTGCCGCCCAGATAATATGCGCCAAAGCGCCTAACAATGCGCTTGCGCCACCAAGGATAAAATTGATGGTGGATTGATCCATGCTAGAACGTTCCTTCCCAGACTCTGAACTTGTTGAAGTCACCAGATAATATCTTTCTCTTTATCACTTCTTGCGCCGCCTTGTGATCATCCCACTTAACGCCAGCTTCTTTTAACCACTGCGTCATAATGTGCATTGGAATTCTGCCTACAAGTCTATTATCGCCTTTTTGTTGATCGAATCCAGCATCTTTTAAGTCTTTAACTTGCTTAATTGTTGGATCGTTGTCGTATACGTTCTCAATGGTAAGTGTGTCCCCACCATCATCGTGATGCACTATCTCTTTAACTTTCAAGCAAACCTCCAATAAAAAAAGGGAGAGGCGTTAGCCCCTCCCATACACCAATTAAGATGTTGTGTTGTCAAAGATACCGCCTGATGCTTTCTCGTTGTTAGAAACAAGAGTTAGCTCAGTAACGATTGCTCGACGTGTGCTGTCGCCTGTTTTAGCAAGCTCCATGTTCTTAGTATTTCTAAGAACAGCAACGCTGAACATATCATCTTGGACAATGAACACATCACGACTTCGGTTTTGACGCGAAGGCATGAAGTTTACAGTTCCCCACATTTTGTTATGACAAGGCTCTTTATCCTTGCCTCTTACCATTTCTGATGAGTATCGGACTATATCTTCAACCATATAGGTTGTCGCGCACTCGTGGGACTTTACCGGCTGTTCTAGCCTCCATGTCCTAGTCTCTGAACCTTCGTCACATCCCTGTGACGCTTGGCTGCTGATTGGCTTATTTTTCAACTTAGCTTTCCAGCAATTCACGCGATTATCCATAGCAACTTACGCTGCAAAGGCCCAAGGGGTTTGTTTAGGCGTAACGTAAACGTCAACTGCGTTAACAACAGCGTTTGTACCACCGACAGATGCGCCGATAGTTGCTCGCTGGTTGTTCATACCAGTAAAGGCAAGAGCCTTGTTCATCTGGAATGCTGATAGGTACACAGTATCAGGATTTCCGCCTTCCTCCCAGATTGACTGCATGACACCGTCAAAACGAGCTTGACTAAACGCTTGTAGCGTAGTTGTCTCGTCTGTACGAGCGTCAGTTCCGTCACCAGTTGGATCAGCACCTTCGTTGTCACCAAAGTCAGTGTTGGTAATCAACCATGATGGCAGACCTGCAAGCTCACGAGCAGTTGTGCTGTTACCAGCAACTCGTGCGTTGTTATCGAAAAGTGCTTTCTCGATATCGAGCTTTTGCTCTTTAGCAGTCTTGAGCATTTGGTATGCAATCTCAGATGCGCGACCAGCTTTTTTAAGGCCAGAGTCTGTATCTGGAACTGATACAGCGTCAACAAAGATTTGAGTGTAGTTCCCAAGTCTTGATGTTGCTGTACGAGCGTTAGCAGTGATCTCATCGCCCTCGACGTGAGCGTTAGCAGCTGCTGCACGAAGTGCGTCAGTTTGCCACTCATGTAGAGCGTTAGTTGCCTTTACTTTTTTACATTTAGTGTAAAAGGGAGTTTGCTCGGGAGAAACGTCAAATATTATTTCTGACAAGTCCTCGCGAATACCGACAGCATCATAGCTGTCAAAAGTGTTACTTGGTTGTGCCATTGTATTTACCTTTTAAGTTATTCATTAACAATTAAACCGATCACATCTTCGATGCGACCAGACTTTTTGAACTTGGCTCTTTGCCGTTCCATTGCCTTACGACTCGGATTAACGTTCTTCTTCGCTCCCGGCTTGATAACTGGTTTCGCGCCTTTAGCTTTTTGCTCGGCCTTCGACTTGCCAGCGACTATCTCGCGGTACTTGATAGCGTCGTTTAAAACCCGTATGGCTCGATGATCCATGATGCCCCCGATCTCCTCCGGCGTGTAGCCGTAGAAATTCTGACCAGAGTTCACCAACTTTTCCTTCAGCTTAGGCGCCTTTTGAGCATCTCCAAACTCAGGAATAACTTGTGCTAACGATTGCATTTCCTGTTGCAAATACGTTTGTACAGCAGCTTCACGGGCTTGCTCAGTCTGTTTCATGACCTCGCCCATCTTGCCTTGTTGCTGATTGTATTCGCTCAACGCCTTGTCGTATCTGGCCTTTTCCTCGATGTATCCAATTGGATCAGTCGAGACAAGATCGTCAGATGGTGGAGTCGGCGGTTGCAAAAATTGCCCTTGTTGCATTTGTTCATACATCGATACCAACTGTTGCCGTTCGGCTAAAAGTGCAGAGTAGACTTCCTCAGCTTGTTTCCTCTGAGCAGCGGCCTCTTGCATTTTTGATTGGACGTACTGTTGGCCTGAATAACCTTGCTTGAGATCCTCTAAGGATACCTGCTGCTCTTCACCATCAACTTTGACAGTGTAGAACGTTGGCGCAGGCTCTTCTGGATCGGCTGGTTCGTCTGCCTCTTCGTCATCGTCCGACATTTCAACTTCTGTTTCTTCTTCCTCGCCGTCGTTGACCTCGGCGTCATCAACGTCCTCTGATTCCGATGCTTCCATCTCTGGAGATACATCCTCAGATTCTGTAATTTCTTCTTGCTCGACCTGTTCGGATTCTTCAGGCATAGTAATTAAACCAACTGCCTGTTCGATACTTCCGTCGAATGCTGGTGCTTCTTGAGTCTCAGTCGTGTCTGACACGGTACTTATCTCCTAGTTTTTTTTATCGAAAATCTTCTCATCCGCCAAGGCGGTGTTGATGTAATCATCGATAGTTGATAATGCACGGATGATATCGTGCGCGTTATCGCGATCCTCGGTGGTCGAGTTCGGATCTGTGAAAATGCTAACCTGTAGCATTTTTACGGCTTCAAGGACTTCCTTAAATGTGGAGTCATCCTTAAGCCGTTTTAATCTTGATGCTTTCTCTTTAACTTTTGACATTAAAATCTACCGCCAGATACTGCCTCCGATGGACGCTCATCTGGATATCTTGGTTCTTTCTGTGATTGCTTAATAGTTTCAACATCAACAGATGTGTCGTACTTGCCAAGTATTTCAGCGGCTTTAATAAGCAAGTCTTGATCCATCTTGTCACGTTCTCGGTCATCTTGAGCGATGGCTTTCTGTGCATCGACCTGCATCTTAACCATGTCGCTTTGAGCTTTGGCTTGCGCTTTGAGCTGCTCGGCTTGTACGAGAGCCTGACCGGGATCGAGCGGCTGCGGTTTGCCTTGAGCTTGCTGTTGCTTCATCATGAGCAACTGTTGCTCGTATTCGTTGCTCATTGGCGTAAAGTATCTATCGCTGTTCCTAATTCCAGCGATCGCCATAATGTCTGACATCGTGTTGCGAATAAGCGTCATTGATACGAGGCCGTTTCCAGCGCCGTAGTTCTGCCAGATCTGCATCTGCATCTGTAATGTCTGCTGCAGGATGGCGATCTTTTCATCTTCCTTGCCAGTGCCAAGCCCAACGTTACACATCACGTCCATGCTCGAGTTCCATGATCTAGGATCAATTGGCACAAACTGGCTGTTCATGCGCATCATTTTCTCTTCGTCAGTATTCTCAATAAAGAGCTTCAGCATGAGCTTAAATAGGCGCTTCATACCGCCCTCAGCCAAATTTCGTGACATAACCTCAATCTGAGCCGCACCAGCCTGTTTTGTGATGTTTGCCGCAGTAGCGGTAGTATTCTGTAAAGCGTCTGGATCAAGGCCCATAGAGGCCCGAGAAACGCCTGTCTTGGTCTCAATGGCGTCATCCATATACTGGATAGCCTGAAGCGTCTGAGCGGCTACAAACGGCACTGAGATAGGCACAATCGCCTGTGGATTCTTCATCCTGATAATGCCGCCAATCTCGTTGTTTAGAACGTCGTCAACGTTGACCTGATTGTCCACAATGCCCATACGAGGATTGTTTGTCAGCGCAACGTTATCTAGGACGCCCCTAAGCATCGCTGTAGCGGCATCTTGATCATCATTGATAAGATCAGATATAGAGCGTCCAAAGAATGCGTGTGGCTCAGGATCAACCTCAAACACGGCAAACGGGACTTCGCTATATGGCTCGTAATCTAGGAGCTGGTAGTCATTGCCGCCAAGCATAAACTTGTAGAGCTGTGCGACGCCAGTTCCCTCGATGTCCATCTTCATGTACGCCTCGGTGACTGCCACCAACTTCATAGATAAATCTTCGGTCGACTCTTCCTCTTCCTGCTGATATCCGCGACGCTCAAAGTCCTCTATCTCAGAGTATGTGTCGCTAGATCCGATGCCAGTAAGATTAGATACTTTTTCAAAATCAAATCCCATGTTAACGAGATCAGATACACGCATCTCGGTACGGTGCGCCACAACGTAAAGTCATCAATAGACTTGGCGTTGCGATCCACCATAAACTCCTCTGGCGGAACAGATTTTACTTGTAGCATCCCTTTGTCAGTTTTTCGACTAATCGTGACACTATGCTCAGGAACTTCGATTTCCATCCCCATTTGATCAATGGAGATAGACATTTCTTGGCTATGCTCAATAACATCGACATTATCCTCATTAACTATGGCTGAAAACTCTTCATCGGTTAAGTTTGTAAAAGAGTAAGTTTCAGCCTCTGTGTATTTGTCCCAGTAAACTTTTAGGACGCCAGCCTTCTTAACCATCGCGTCGTGAAACGCATCGTTCAATAAGTTGTAACCATTAAGTTCATTAAATGCCCAGTGCATATACTGCGTCGCCTGTTGAGCAACGGCAACATCATCTTGGTTCGATGGAATGTACTCAACGGCACGATCAGTTGATAAAAACACGCGCAATAGACTCGGCTTAATTGATCGTATTGTGTCGCGTACTTTTGTTGCGACTACTTTAGATCGACCATCCTCTTCGCCAATATCAACTTCACCATCAAAGTATCTTTGCGCTTTGATCCTGTCGTCAGCGATCTCGCTTTCAATAAAGTCAACGGCATCCTGTACGGCTTTTTGTACGATACTTTCGACTCTATCCTCATCCATTTTCTCTGGCTTCATTTACTTTTCCTTATGGAGCGATTAGTGAATTTAACAAACCTTCTGGCTGTGATTCTTGTTGAATCGCGGCAGTTCCAGCATAAATTCCAGCTCCTCTACCTAATCTAGAATATTTCTTTACCAATGCGTCCATTACTTTTTCATCACTTAATGCTTTGAATGCGACTTTTGGCTCTTGCGTAAATATAGTCCTAATAACCTGTAAACGTTCATCTGCAGTAAGTTCTGGAGCATTTTGTTTTAATGCTTTAATTCCAGCTCTCATAAATCCCATAGTTGGATCTAAAAAGTCTGCGGCAGAAATATCTAAGCCTTGGTTTTTTAGCTCTCTTTCTAATTGAGCTGTTGGAGATCCAGCGCCCGGCTTTACTTTTTGTGCAATTTCAGATGTATCTCCAGCAAGATCTAATTTTTTAATTAAATCATCAATATTTTCATCTCCACCATCTAAAACCATTCTTAGCGTAGCGCCAAATTGAGCATCTTCATCAGCCAACTTTGCAAATGTTGTTTTTTGCCTGTTAATTTGATTTCTTAACGAAACCATAACTCCAGCCTTAAATGCTTTTAATTGCTCTCCAGTTAGATTTTCTAAATACATTTCAGTTTCTGCAACATCTGCGCGTAGCGCTTTTCTTCCTTCTGTGAATGCCTCGTTTGCGCTTAATCTTTTTGCATAATCTGCTCTAACTCTTGCTAATGGTTTAGACGCTTCATCAATTCCAGTCCTTAAACTTTTTTCTTTTCGTTTTACTGCCTCACCTAAACTTCCTTCGCCTTCTTTATAAAGTTTTTGCGATGCTTCTGAGAGGCCTCTTCTTATCATCTCTGCATCACGCAAAGTAGGCTGCCTAACCATTGTTATTGCACCAGCCGCATCTTTAGAAAACAAAGGAACCAAATTATTCATGGCGTAAAGCGCATTTACTTTGTCTAACGCGCCCGGCACTGTTTGCGCTGCATCCATCATGCTCTTACGAATGGATTCAGTAATTACGTCGTCTGGAGCATTTTTAAATATTTTGTCGTATATTTTGCTTTGCTCTTTTTTTAACGCCTCTTCAGATCTTGAAAAACCTCTTAATACGTTGTCCTCCATCCCCGGAGCAAATCTTTCTTGTAACGCATCTATAGCGCCTTGCTTGGTTGTTTTTGCCCTTGCCGCAGATCTAGATAAAACTTCAGCGCCAGCTTCTCCGCCTTCGATAACGTATGCTTTTAAAGCGTTTTGCAAAGTTTTATTATCAGATAAATATCGTCCTTCCATAAAGTCCATCATTAACTGCTGCTCGTTTTTCCCAGTTAATTTAATTAATCTTTGTATCTCTGCTTGCACAGCGTCTGCTGGCAGCTTGCCTAGCTTTCTTTTTGTGAAATCAATTAAATCTGAGACTCCCTGTATTGCAAATTTTCCGCCCTTAGAAATAGCTGGATTTAAAATTGTTCCTATGCCAGCGCCTTCCAGAGTGTCTCCAACCATCCCTCCAAAATCTTTTGATTCAGAGTAACCTAATCCAGAAAGTCCGCCCTCTGTGGCGCCAATTCCCATAAGTCTACCAACTGTTAATGGCGCCGCAGTTCCGCCAGACATTACAGTTGCAATGATAGTTGGCACAATCGTCCCAACAAGTTCTGCTGTTATTGCTGTTGCTGGATTTTGTTCTTTGTATTTTGCAAGTTCTTTTCTTACCTCATTTCTTACTTGCTCGTACTCTCCCCCACCTAAACTTTCTGGAAGAAAAGATCGAATAGCCGCTTCAATTTCATCACCAAAACCAAATGTAGCCCCTTGAACTCCTGTCCTAGCAAGATTAGCAAAATCAAATCCTTGATCCTGAGTTACTTGAGGCCTACCAAGCATTCCTGCTCTAGTTGGATTTATATCAGTATTGGATGCTGGGCTATCTGTTTGCCCAAGCATTTCCTTTTGCTTCTTACTCAAAGGCATTTATTTTTCCTTTATTCGGCGGCTAAAAATTGTCTTTGTTTTTGCTCAGGCCATAGATAAAAAATATTAATTTCTTCTTCACTCATTAATCTTTCAATTTCAGGCGGCAAATCAAGAGCGCCGGGAGCGGCATAATTAACAACAAATTGATTTTGTGATTCTCCGTACTGAGCTTCTCTTTCGGCAACGTACTCTGAGAATTTTGCTCCGGGCTGAGTTAACCGTTTAGCATCTCTGAATAGCTGATCTCTTAGCTTCTTGCGAGCCGCAATTTTTTCTTCAATGTGTTTAATTAGCTCTGGGCCTCTTAAAGATGTATCCAATCCAGTTGATAAAGCAAGGCCAAGTTCTTTTTCACTTAGAGCGCCAAACGTTGCGCTGTTAATAATTTCAATACCAAGTTGGTTTGCAACAGCTCTTAATTGTGCGGTTGCACTGTTTAAGGCTGGCAACATATTTCTAATAACGCCAGTTGATGCTCCAGCCTCAACTGCGGCAAGAGCCTGATCAAGCAAACTTATTTGTTCGTTAATTCCGCCAGCTTTTTTAAATACATCTTGCCCTTGTTCAAAAGCCGTTTTTATATCAAGATTAACTTGTTCTTGTGCGCTTTCTCTCTGCAGTTTTTGAGCGTCTGTTTCAGCAAATGCGCCTTCAACATTTTGTCTAGTTACTTGGTTTGTATTTGGATCAAAAATAACGTTATAAATTTGACCAGTCTCAGGATCTATTTGAACGCCGCTAGATTGACGACCAGCTTTCTTTTCAAATCTTTTCTGCACATATTGTTTTAATATTTCTTTAGCAGACTCTGGATTTGATTCTATTAATCTTGCGGCTATTGCCGCGTTTGGATCGTCCGCGCCAAGAGATTTTAAAGTCTCAACAGTTCTTGCAGCAATTCCAACTGACTTTCTGTAATCAGTTATTCGCTCTTTTCTTTTTTCCATTGCTGCATTTAATCCAGCATCTGGCTTTAATCTTAATGTGTTAAACGCTTGAGCGGCATCAGCAAAAAACATACTAGCGGCTCTTGGATCGTCTTTTAAGTTTGCGTACAAACGTTTTAAAAAAGTGGATTGCTCGTTTCCAGATCCAGACCTGTTTTCTTCGTTTTCGACCGCCTTGATTGCCTGCACCTCTGGCGCGATTGGCGCTATCCCAGATGTATCCATCTCATATATAGGAGCGCTTACTTGACCAGCATTGAACATTGTTGTTTGGCCCTGCGGATAAGTAGTGCCTTGGGCAATTATGTCCTCTCGACCAGCGTTTACCATTTCAAGCATATCCATTGGCGAATACTGACTACCCGGTTCTGAAATTATTCCTTGAGGGCCGGGATTGACAACCAAAAGAGGATTAGGCTCTTTTGTCACAATCGGAACCATTCTGTTTTCTTGCGGCTGGACTAATTGAGGCGTTTGATCTTGCAATCCTCTTTTTGTTGCCATTCTTTCTCCGACAGCTCCAACTACATCGCGCAACGCACTCATGTCAGATGCCGTTCCTTGCTGTCTTTTGAAAAATTCTTCGTCTAGATTAAGTAATCCGATCGCCATATTATTTCCTATTAGTATGCTGGAAAACCAAGATTTGGCATAAGCGCATATCCACTACTCATTGGTCGTTTAAACTTTGACTCATCGATCCCAGCGATATAATTGCCACGCTGGAACGTATCACCGGCTGGCATAGTATTGCCAAACATATCCATTAAGTTTTGAGCGCCCTCGGCGCTAATTGGAGGTTGTTGCGCTCCAATGCCTCCCATATCTGATGGCATATCTAATAAGCCCATGCCAGCGCTAGGAGCGCCGCTCATTCTAAGTGGCTCTGGAGTCATCATGCCTTGAGCAACGTTAACTCCGCTTCCTATTTGTTGCGGCGGTTGCATTTGCATCATAATTACTTGGAGCTGTTTTAGTTGCTCTTCGTTCAAAGGAGCTGGGGACATCCCCATTCCCTGCATTCCCGGCAGCGTAGGCCCTCCCATCATCATACGTTTAGCACCTCATAGTTAACCATTAAGTAACCGTCCTTATGACGCTTAACAAAGTCTGGATGAGTTTTCATAACTTTTTGAGCAATGACGCCTACCTCTGGATTTTTATTTAATCCAAGTTTCTTGGCAAGTTTGTTCCATTTCCAAGTAAATATTTCAATACCATTTTTTGCTTTGCCAACTAACGTAATATCTGTTTTTAGATTTTCATCCGATCCCATAAACGCTGCTTGAACCGCTGGATTAGACGCCATACTTGCAACACTGCTTAACATTCCGAACAGCCCCGGCGAACTACTCGTTGTCTGAGTCTGTCCACCACCGCCCGGCACCGCTTGCAACGCATTGCTGGCGTAGTTAATCGATTGCGCCGGTGCATTCGTGTATCCAGCATATTGCTGTTTGGCTGCATCAATCAATGCCTGCTGTATGCCCTGCTGTAGCGCTCCCTGTTGCATCATGTTTTGATTAATTTTCTGTCCCATGCCAAAACCAAGATTAGCAACGTTTGCAAGTTGATTTCCTGCGGCTAACCGTTGCTGACTACCTTGCAGTCCACTGCCAACGTTAAACTGATCTGCCGCCATTCGATTGGCAATATCAGCTTGAGCTGCCTGCTGTGCGTTTTGAAATCCTTGCGCCCTAAGTTCGGCAGATTGTTGTCCCAACATATCAGCAACACCACGCCCTATTTCAGCTTGGGCTATCCCGTGTCGAGATCCACCAAATGCACGTGCAGCTTGAGCTTGCGCTCCGAGATTCTGCATACCTATCTGAGCATTACGCAATACATCCTGCGCCTGAGCGTCAATAACTTGTTGCGTATAAGGATTTTGATACTGAGAAAGATCAGTCGTCGCCAACTGCCCAGCTTGAACTTGTTGCGGCGCATATCCCATTTCAAAAGCAGCACCTTGTCCAGCGCCATATATGCCTTGAGCTGCCGCTTGATTTACGTTAGGGATTCCGCCCTGTGGTGATCCTGCCATAATTTATCCTTTGTAGATTGCGTAACCATTGCCCATTGAGATGTATCCCTCTGGAGGTTGGGCATAACTTGGTTGAAAATTATTTGAGCGTGTGTTGTGTAAATTAGGATTTGTATTTAATTTTATTATATTTCCAGATGCTGGCCCCTGTGGGCCTAATGGTGCTGGCTGTTTGCCACTAAATGGATCAACAAACATTTTGTTGTATTGTGCTACTTGGCCCGGCCTTCTTGCCTCTAACTCAGCCAACGCTTGATCAAACAAAGGCCCAGATGAATAGCCTTGCAATCCACCAGCAAATGTTTGTGGTGTTGGAGCCATGCCTTGCATTGCAGTTAATGATCCCTGTGGAATCATTCCAAAAGCCTCGGCAGCTGCAATATTTGAATTAAAAGCCGCCTGCTGTGTTGGATTAAATGCCGCAACGTCAGGCCCATAAAAGGGCATATAACCAACTTTTTGTGCTTGCTCGGCTCTAGCAATGTTTCTTTCTGCTGGCGCTTGAACCCAAGCTGGTACACTGCTGGTTGTTGTTTCTTTTCCGCCTTTACCGCCGCCGCTCATTTATATCTCCCTTTTAAGCGTTGTAAACTCGAACTTCCATCCAAGTTTATTTAATATTTTTTCCCAGCCCTTACGACCGGCTATTGTTAACGAAGAGCATCCGTTTGCCTTGGCAAACTCAGCAAATGGCTCGTTTAAGGCTGTAATTTGTTCAAGCCTACCACCAGCTAGAAAAACGTGAAACACTTTTTTGCGCGGATACTCAATGATTTCAGTAATGCAACAGCCATCATCAAGAGGCCAAAATTGGTACCTATAGCTAAGAACGCCAAGAACAATATCATCGAAAGTATGTGTACCACCGCTATAAGCGAGAGCGTCATCAATATACTTCCTGCATTCGACCAGCTTTTCAGTAACATTCATGGCACATATAATTCAATTATAGACATAGTCACGGATGGCGATGCTGGCGCATATGACGTAGCCGCAGTTGCCGCCAAACTACCTGTTGTACTATCCGCCGCAAACATTGCCTGCAAATAATCGCCATCATTTACATCAAATATGCCGTTTCTAAAAGTAATTTTTGTCTGTCCGTTTGCGTGCAAAGACGTTACCATTGCAGAATTTGCTATATCTGATCCATTTTTCCGAGGCCAAAAACGATAAGTTATTGTTGACGCGCTACTAGAATGTATCTCAGCGCCAAACGTAATATGATACACGCCGCCTTTTGCAAACACTATTTTACTTGTATCAGTGCCGTCAATTGATATGTTTCTAGCAATGTCAGTTGTGTTCCAAGTTACTGCGATTGCGGTATCTGCCGATGAAATTGTTTGCGTTGTCGTATCAAAAAAATGAGCGTGTGAGTTATGACCGTAAGAGATAGGCTGAAAAGCGCCATCTGTCGATAAAACCATATGATTTATTGATGCGTCCCAAAGCATAATCCCATCTTCAGACGCAGAATCGCCAGTTAACCTAAAGTCTAGCTTATTCTTTGTTCGAGCAATAAAATTGTTAAGGCGCTCTGCCCATTCTCGCCAGCTGCCGCCTAATGGTGGAGGAGTAGAACTCAACGCTTGCCTCCAGCCTTAGCCTCGATTCGCATCGTGCCAACTCGCCAATCATTATTGACCGTAGTCTCAACTCTCATTCTTACTTGTCTGCCACTAAATCTAACGTTTGTTGGATTAGCCATTGTAAATGATCCAAACTCGCTTTCTGTGCCGTTAGGATAAAACCTAGTTTTAAACTTGGCGTTTACGTCGCCCTGAGTTAACTCATCTGGAATTAAATCAGTAACGTGCATAATGTTATCACCATTACCAAGGCTTATCGGCCCAGATTCAACAAATTGCGTCGCGCCGTCGTGATTAAATCCATATTCCTGAAAATACAATTCTCCATTTGGGCCAGCCCATATTGGATAACGCAAAATGCCAGTATCAATAGCAGCCGTTCGAGACAGCTCGCCAATCATCCATATATTGTCTTTGTAATCGTATGAAACATAACGATTGTTCTCTGTAGAATCTTCACTAGCATAGAACCACCAGATTTCTGAAAAGCGGCTGTTATGCGTGGCGTATACTTTACTGATTTGGTTTGTGTTTATATCTCGGAATATATGATCGCTAACTTCGCAGTTCAGTTCTTTTACGATTGATCCATCAAAGAAAAAGAATCCTTTTTGCCCCATCCAAAATGCAGCTTGATCTACCGCAACTAATGACTTTGGTGAATCAGTACCGCAGGCAGAGCCAACGCGCTCAAATCCGTATACATATGGCGGCCCTTGATAGGTAGCCAAGTGAGCGTCAACATCAGTGATAATTAACGTCCTGCCTCTAATTCTAATTGCAGATCGAATCGTTCCAGATGATTGCAGCTCAATGTCGCCAGCTTCATTTGTTGCCGCTGGCGTCCATGACGTTAAGTTTTCTTTATCGCACCACTGTATCTTACGAGGATTATTATCAGCGCCCAAAGCAAACAGAAACCGCTCCTCGGTAACAATCAAACTTTGATTACCTGTTGGCGCATTAGTTATTGGTGCGGCGACACCGCCTCCGTCAACGTCCCATAAATGTAGCTTTCCATCGGTCGATGAGCAGGCAACTAAATCCTCGCCAAAGTTATCAATTGCCCAAGTTGTAGCTGGCAACCAGTTTGCAGATGGAGTCCTAGGAGTACTATACGATCCTACGTTGTACAATCCACCGCCATATCCAGTATTTTGCGTTGCAGACTCTCTGCCTAATGTAAATGAAGTTGGTGTAATATCAGTAACAGTGCCAGCAGAACTTATTGCGTACAGTTTTTCATACGTTCCAGCCGCAAGATTGTTATTAGCGTCTAAATCTCGCCAACCATGCATTCCTCGAGGCGGCGCGGCTATGCCAGATGTAACAAAATCAGTCCATCCCCCAACCGGTCGCATACTGCCCTCAGACCAACGCACTAAACTTGCGTCACGCCATCTGTTTGATTGCTCAAACTCTGTGCCGTTCTTATAAACGCCCGGCGGTAGCTTTAATGGAATTAATGCCATCTATTTTTCCTTACCATGAAATTAATACTGCTCCAGCGTATCCCGTTCTGCCGCCTTTGTTTGGATCGGTATCAGTTAAGTTTCCGCCTCGACCGCCTGTGCCGTATCCAGTACCGTTGTTACCTCCAGCGCCTCCATAAAGACCAGAGCCACCACCACCGTTCGCACCATTAGGCGATCCACCTGCGCCTCCAGAACCGGGTTGGCCCCAAATTCCTCCTGCGCCACCGCTGGCGCTTACAAGTCCAGATCCAGAAGTTACAGATGACGTGCCTCCAGCAACTCCAGATCTTCCTGAAGAGCTTGAAGCGCAAAGCACAAAACTGCCGGGAGCGCCTCCTGCACCGACAACTACTGATAAAGACTCGCCGGGCGTAACAGAGAGCGATTGATTGGTTTGATAGCCACCAGATCCACCGCCACCACCGGGATATCCGTCTCCGCAAAACCAACAGGCGCTGCCACCACCGCCACCGGCATAAACAGAAACGGTCATGGTGCTAACTCCAGCAGGAACTGTTAAAGAAAATGTTCCAGCGGAAGTGTAATTTTGCGATCCCGGCTCATATAGCGCCGACTTCCATGTGCCGCCATCATTAATCTGCACATCTAAGCAGTTTTTCCAAGATCCAGAGTCTTTAATAAAAACTTGCTGAACGTCTTTCCAAACGCCGCTATGTTTTACTTTAAGAGCCATTAACTAGAAACCTTGTAGTGTATATCTCCATTCGATCCGCCTGTTGGATCGCTTGTGCTAACAGTTCTTGTGCCAAATCCATTAGAACTTGTTGAATCAGATATATTTACCAATGTTGCCTGTTTTGCATCTAGTTGAGTCTGTACCGCAGACGTTACGCCGTCAACATAATTTAATTCGGCTGTCGTTGCGGTAACTCCGTCAAGTAAATTTATCTCAGTTGCCGTAGCAGTGACGCCATCTAAAATATTAAGTTCTGCGACTGTTGATGTTATACCGTCTAACGCATTTAGCTCTGCGGCTGTAGATGTAATTGCCGTTCCAGCAATAGACAACGTGCTAAAATTTCCAGTCGACGCCGAGTTAGCGCCAATTGGTGTTCCGTCAATTGCGCCAGAGTTAATATCAATACCTGTAACGGCAGTTGTTCCGTCAAGCAAGTCATCAATGCCGTCAAGGTTGTTGTTTATCTTTGTCCCCCAAGAATCCTCGGATGCGCCAATCTCTGGCTTTACCAGAGCATAAGTTGTGGTCGTTGTATCTGCCATCTATATCTCCTGTTAATTAATCTGCTGGCTCTGGTGTGTTGCCCTCAGCCAACCACTCTAAGTATTCTTGATAGTCTCTGTTGGCTTCGTCAAACGGTATGTGAGCGTTGTCGCTTATGCGAATAACATTATCTCCACCGTTAGGAATAATAGTATCTGTAGTCATGTCATATTTATTAGTTTGTTTATACATTTATAACTCTGCGTTTAGTTTAAGTTCAGAAACATAAGTAGTAGACGTAGAAAATTGATAAGACACAGAATCAGTAGAAATGTAAGTGGCTTGTGGTGTTCCTGCACCGCTTTTTGTAATTGTAGGATTAGCTCTCATTTCTGTTCGATACTGAACTGTTGACCACCAATTAGAAGAATTGTATTGTGCTGAAACCCATAAATTGTTTGCATTTTTTCCTATCTCTTGATAGTACCTCTGACACAACTGCAACTCCATCCCATACGGTCTATGCTC